AGAGGACCGAGGATTGACCCTCCAAGTCCATACATACTAGATTCCGCTATGTTATCTGGCGAATCAAGTCACTTCAAGTACCACATTGCCGCCCGCGACAGTATTGTCAGGGAGCTAATCAATAAGGGATACTCGAAGATTGACAGTGCCGGGGATCGACAATCATTAACTGCTTGGGACTTGCTGGACATCAGTGAGGTTCGACAGGCAGCCGAAGCCAAGGTTCTGAGCCTGATCTACTTCAATGCAAGTGACAGTGCCGAAGATCATTGGATGGACAAGTCAATCAGATTCAACGATGAGTACCAGAAGCTTATGAATATGGCAAGGCTCTCAGTAGACACTGATGACGACGGAATAACAGACGATGTCGAGAACAAGGCTAGATCATACAGCACAAGAATGTACAAATAAGGAGTAACTAATGGAAGTAACTGATATAAAAGCTACCATCAAGACTCGAATTGCTACAGTTTTGGGCAGTCCCTGGAGCGAGCTACCACACGCCATAGATATTACCAAGAATAGTTTCAAAGGTAATGCTAAAGGTTACGGGGTAATAGCTGGAGGGATATTACAGGAGGAAACGTTCGGGGTATTGGGTTCCTACTCAGTAAATCAGACGTTCACCATTAAGCTTACAGATTCATTCAGTACCAAGCCCGCTGATGACAGCGCGAGACAAACAGTAATGGATGATCTGATGGATAAGTCTCTGAATATCTACAAAGACTTAATAAATACAAGGGCAGGCTCGCCCGCTTCCGTAATCCATGTAACAGACTTGGATGTAGGGGAAGTAGAGGAATTAGTTGGGTCGAATGTGATGAGCTTAACTATGACCTTCATCGTAAAATATCGAAAAGGCTTATAAAAATTGTACCTTCATATGATGAACTTACAACTCCTCTTTGCGGAGGATAACTTAAAAAAATCTAACAGATTAGAATTTACACTCTAAGAAAGGAGTTAAACTATGGCGCTGACTATCAAGTCTAAGCAAGAATTAGCAATTATGATTGAAGATACTGAAGGGGTTTATAAAGCTCCTGCCAGCGGTGCAGACTATGTACAGGCATTAGAAGATAATTTGGAGATGACACCGAATAAGGAACTCCTTGATCGAAGTATCATGGACGGGAACCTGGGGATGCTTACCCCACGACAAGGTATGTCCTCTGTTGCTGGTTCAATTGGTGTTGAGATGAAGACAAGTGGGACCGAAGGTGGAACACCAGAATCTTCTCCATTATACCGAGCCGCTATGGGTGCATCTCGCTCATTCATTACCAAGACTTCTGATGACACTGACTCAGGTACTCCACACACTGCCTCCAGAATCTATTTCCTAGACGGAGACGCTGCGGTTTACAATGTTGGTGATATTATAACTACAAAAAGATCAGGAGCTTACCACACTAGCCCGATCACTGCGGTTTCCACTTCTGCTGGAGACAACTATATTGACCTATTGGTTGCTGACCCTGCTGGAGCTTATGTTGATGGTATCGCAATCACTGCTGGTTACACTGTTTACACTGCCAATACTGGACATCCTACATTGTCAATCAGTAAGTATGTTGAAGGGGCCGTGCTTGAGCAAGCTGCTGGCTGCCGAGTAAACTCAATGAGCTTGAATAACTTCGCCACAGGTCAACTGGCTGATGTTGGGTTCGCTTTCGAGGGACTTAACTTTGACCGATCTGTGACCGCAAGTCCATTCACTCCATCTTTCGACAGTGCCTACCCTGCCGTTATCTTGAGCGCCTGCGTATACCTAGATGGTACTGCTATCGACGTTTCTGATGTCTCTATCTCGTTGGAAAACTCTCTGGGGTTTGTATCTCCTACATGTTCCAGCACAGGACGATCTTCCAGTCGTGTTGCTAGCCGAACTGTCAGTGGATCATTCACTCCATACAAGCAGGACGACAGTGTAGCTAACTTTGACCGTTGGAATGACAGCACAGAATTCAGCCTGTTTATCACCGCCCACGTACCTACTAGCACCGCTGGCGAGTACGACCAAGTAATGGGTTGGTACCTACCTGTATGTATGTCTACTGAAATTGGCGAAACTGACGCTGATGGCATCCTACAGGACAGCATCTCCTTCCGCGCTACCAGAGGATCAACTGGTTCAAGCGAAGAGATGTACATCGGTTTCTCATGATCCCAGCTTGATCACTTGGTGGGGGGCTAATCCCCCGCCTTCTAATGAAAACTTGCAATCTCACGAAAATAATCAATAGGGAACTTAAAATGACTGTAATTTACCGATCTACAGACCGAATACCTGTAAAAATCAAAGGCTTGGAGCTTAAATTGTCTCCATTGTCCTACTCCCAGAAGGCCGAACTGCACTCACACATCGCTGTAGGTACTGCTTCTGGAGATACAGGCGAAATACTGACAGCTTCCCGCAAGGCTGTAAAATATTGCGTAAAGGAAGTATCTGGGCTGACCGACATGGAAGGCAACGAGTATAAACTCTCCTTCGAGAACGGTATCCTCACAGATGACTGCGTAGACGAGCTACTCAATGCCGAGTTCAATCAAGAGCTTATCGGTATTTGTGCTGCTATGTCTAACGGGGTGCCTGAAGAGTTTCTGGACTCAACTGGTAAGCCGATGAAAGGAGTATCAAGAGTTAAGAAGCCTAAGCGAGGCAAGAAAAGCCCAAACTAATGCCGACGAGCGAGCTGGCCTACATGCTTACTCGTCACAACCCAGTCTGGGAATACATATTGATTCTGGTCATGGAGCATGCATCTATCAGTTTGTCTGAGGACATGATGCTCCGGTCCAGTTTTCACTATATTACCAATGACAGACTTCAGTGTGAACAGAAGGTAGACAGGTACTATGACCTGAACATATCCCGCAAGAAAATGGAGCCAGAAGAGGCGCTTACAGAGGCGTACAAGTTCGTAGAGGCTCAGAATCACTGTGATAAGGTGCTCCCCAATCCACTATATGAGATTGACGGATACCAGTATTACACTTGCGCGTGTAACTTCCAACACCCTGATTTTAACTTTTTGATAACTCTTTTCGGCGAGTACAATAAGTACGGAACATTACCATTTCCAGGTGCTTTAGCCGATCAACCTGCGTATATCATGGAGGTATTCCAGATATTAAAGTCTCTGAAGCTGGAGAAGGACGCAGAAGATGCAGCTAAACAGGAAAAACAAAATAGACGGAGGTGATAGTGAACGAAAACGTCGAAATTCAAATAAAGCTGGCGACCGACCAGTTTACTAAGGGTATGAAGGGTGTACAAAACTCACTCAAGACTACCAACCTTGCCTTAGCCAATATGGTGGGCAATCTAGCAACAAGTGCCTTCACAAACTTCGCCAGAGGGGCAGCGGATGCCTTTGGGGCGGTGTTTGATGGAGCCAAGAACCTAGAATCAACTAGAAAGATATTTGCTACCTTGACCGGCTCAATGGAAGATGCTGAGAAGGTAGTCAACGATTTAAGGAAGGCCGCTGCGTCCACTCCATTCGAGATGCCTGGACTACAGAAGGCCACTACTCAGCTATTGACTCTGGAAGGGGTCACTTCGGACAATGTTATCCCTACTCTGATGAAGCTCGGTGACGTAGCTGCTGTTGGGGCTGGCGACATTGAAGGCTTGACGGCTGTATTCGTTAAGATTCAGTCTCAGGGTAAGGTCACGGCTGAAACATTAGAATCATTGACCAATCAGTCCCCAATCATGGCTCAAGCGATGGTAGAGGCTGCCGGTGTGTCCGGCATGGGCGCTCTGCGGGAAGCAATGGCCAAAGGAGCTGTTGGCGCGGATGTCCTAGAGAAAGCAATAGCTAATGTTACCTCACAGGGAGGCAAGGCATTTGATGCTATGGCGGGTCAAGCAGGCACACTAGAAGGTCAGATGTCCAACCTAGCGGATAACTTTACCAACCTAGCTGGGGATATTGGAACTAACCTACTTCCTATATTCAAGAGTGTAGTGTCTGAGATCATAGGTATTGTGGAAGCAAATAAGACTCTGATAGTCAATATGGCTACCAGTGCATTCCAAGCCTTCTCGGTGGTCCTGA